GCGTATTTATTAGTACCGCCCATTGAACTTACATAGTTTACCGCATTAGCACAATTACCTACTGCATATGTCAATGAATCGCAGTTCTTACCATCAATACCAGGATTACCGCCTAAATTAAACCAAGTTATACCATCGTAACTTCCTTGAAGAATAACATTACCAGGAGTTACTGTTCCTGAAATGGTATCCAATGTAAAGTGTACCGTATAGTTACAAGCCGTGTACTTGTTCAATGAACCTGAAGGTGCATTAAAATAAGTAGTCTCACTATTGTCCAACGTATCTGTTGTACTTGTAGTAATACCACTTTGTAAAGCGGTAGACTTATACATTGTAATTTGCGCTTGTGTGTCGTTGCAACTGAAGAGCGCAGCCATCAGTAATATGATTCCTAATTTTTTCATTTATTTGTTTTTTAAAGAGGCAAAACCTTTAGTAATTAAAATAGTAGCTATGTCGGATGATACCTTATACTCCTTATCCTTGACAAGTCCACCTAAACCTAATCCGATGATTGTTTGGTCTCCTTTTAAGATAGGTAGTTCGACAACCAAAGGTTGCTCAACCATAGGTTTTTCTTCAACGATAGGAGTATCTAATACATCCAATTCTTCTATTACTTTATTTACTTTAGATTTTGCCATTGTTATTTAATTTATGCGATTGAAGTTAAAGCTGCGATAGCTGTTGCGAAATCACCTTCTACTAAACATTGTAAGTCGTTGCGTGATGCAAACTGAACAAGACGTGCCTCAACGATAAGTGTCATCAAGTTATTGATTGGATCGTCACCTGATGGAGTTAAACGGATGTTTAAACTTTCTCTGAACAATACATTCAAAACTTTCATATCACCACCAATGAAAGTACCTGCGGTAACGGCAGGAGTAGCAATTACTTGCATACCTGCAACAACTAAGTTACGACCCATACCACCGATAGACCAATCCATATAATCTTTGTATAATGGTTCGCCTGTTGATGATTTCAATCCGAAGATTTTGTTCAATGTATCAGGGTGAACGAAGATTGCGTTAGGTGTACCGAAAGCTAAATCAACTTGATTTGCAACTGCGTGGATAACATCAATTTCGTTAGCGTAAGGGATAGTATTAGCTAAACTTACTGCGGCAAATGGTGATGCCCATTCCGTAGCCCCTTTAATATAAGGTGCTACACCTGTACCTGAGAATAATTGAGTTTCAATAGCTACATTAACACGCTTCAACATTGAGTTTTGGATGAAACTTGTCAACTGAGGTAAGTCAGCCAACAACTCAGTTGAAACTTTAGAGTAAACGGCAATCTTCTGAACTGGCTGAGTTTTCTCAACATACAATACAGAGATTTGAGTTTTTGGTGCTGCCTCTCCAATCATTACAGGAGTTCCATCTTCAGTAGTTTCTTCAATCCACAATGCAAAACGATTGTTGATAGTTCCTGTTGTAACGGCTTGTAAATACTTTTCAGTACGCTGTCTAATAGGACTAATTACACCTGTATTTTGCGTAAGTGTATTTTCAGTAGCACCTGCAATGATAGTTGTATCTTCTGTGATATTAACCGCCTTAACTTCAAAGTTCAAATCTTGACCTTTACGAAGACCGCCTTGTGAACGTACTTCTTCAAGTGTAGATGCTTGTGCATCCAATGATGCTTTTAATGCTTCTTTAAAAGTAGTAGGTTCTGCGTTAGGAACTAACTTACTTGCTTCGATACGGCTAATAGCCAATCCTTGAGCTTGTAATGTCTTAGCCATAGCTTTGATAGTCTCTTGCTCTTTAAGTTGCGCAAGGGCATCTTCTAAGGCTTTAGCGGTAGCTTCTTCGTTCTCCGAAGTTTGTTTAGCTAATGCTGAATCAATTTGAGACTTTACTGTTCTCATCAGGGTCTTTTCAGTTTCAGGCAAATCTTTAATGCTTTCTTCAAACTGTGCTAGTATAGCAGCGTCTTGTGCTGCCTTTTCTACTTTTGTCATTTTAAATGAATTTAATTTTTGAATAATCTTTGTTTCGTTCCGTTTGAGTGACCGTAGTCGGCTCTATAATAGTCTGAGTGACTTTAGTCGGCTCAGTATATATTCGTGTTGCATCGTTACTACCACCTGCAATAACCATACTTCCTTCCTTGTGTATCTTCAACTCTTCTACACCAAAGAAGTATCCTTGCTCCTTCACTACATCAGCATTGGCAATCTCGCCTATGCGACTATCGTAGTACCTCTTGTTCTCTGCATACATCTTATCCATTGAATCTATACCCATCTGCACCTTAACGTATTGCATACGGATACTATTCTCTAACTCTGGATCGGATTCAATCATATCTAACGCTAACTGATTCGTAATCTTAGCCTTATCTATGGCAAACACTAACGCTTCCGTCTGCCCATCATACTCCTTACCTACAATAGACCAATCAACAGGTTCAACCATCATTTCTACGTTCTTCTTCGATGCAATGATGCCTGATAGTGATAGGTTATGGTCGGCACAATAGTAAACCTTACCTTGTTGTTCCTTAACTGTCTTAGTGAAACAACCATCGAAGTGAACGTCATCGTGGCTATCCATATACCTTGTAGTACTGATGATAGGATAGATATAGTTCTCCTTAGTGGCGAATCCTATGCCCTTAGTAGCTTCCTTAGTGTTGTGAGACTTACCAATCGTAGTAGACTTATCACAACCCTTGTATACGTTAGCCGTCTTGAACTCAATGATGTCCATCTCGGAATCCTTCAATGCCTTAAACAACTCCTCTTTGGAAGTGAACGTGCGTGATGGGAAATAGTGTGACTTAATCATTTTAATATCGTTTTATGCTCCTTGAGTGCTTTGAGTTTGAGTTCCGCTAGACGTTTGATTTCCTGTAACTGTTGCTTCGTTAGTGGCTGTTCCGCTACCTTGCGTTGTTGTGTTGCTTGTTCCATTGCTTGTGTTGTTAAAGAACTCAGGATAGTCTTGTCTTATCTGCCACGCATACATATCGCTATATGGCTCTGATACTTCGTGATACCCTATACTTACTAAGAATTGGTTATAAGTAATACCATTAGAGTTAAACTCCAATGTCGCTGCTTCGATGTTTAACTTCCTTACCTCTGCTCTTGCCTTGATGTCATCTTGTAAGGCTGCAACGTGGTCGAAACAAGTCACATACTCAACACCATTGATGTCACCATACAAACACTCGTTAAACTGAGTATCCATATTCTTACTCTCAGGTATGATGAAGTTCTGATACAATGTCTTACCTGCACTTGCACCATTAGTGAACGTAGTACCCTTATCCTTACCAAACAAGTCAAACGGATAACCCATACCATCACATAGGATGGCAGCGTTAGCGGTTCGTAACTCAACCATCTGCAACTCACTAACTGGATACATCATATGTTCCCACTTCAACGTGGCATCCGTGATGATAGTATCTTCTTGACCATCACTTGTACCATAAGACTTGAACGCACGATGTAACTCTCTACGTTCCTTGCTACCAATCGGTAACGTACTGATGGTATCTCTTGCTTGATTCGCTAAGATACCCAATGGTTTAGAGATGATACGACCTTCCGTCTTGTATGACTTGATGATGTTGTTGATAGGGAACTGCAACGATGATACCCTTGAGCAAGGTAGGTAACTATTATCTCTTAGAGGTGTTGTGTCCGTGAAGATGTATACGTCCTCCTTCTTGATGGTGTACTTCACGTTATCTCTACGCAAGGTAACCGATTCAATGAGGTTGCTGATGTTATCCGTATACATCATATTACCCTTCTTGAACTTAATCTCCGTTGAATGTGGAGGAAGTACCCATAGTGCGCTTATCTCAGTACCAAACTCATATCCTTCAGGGATGATACGCAAGACAGGACAATAACCGAATGCCATTATGTAGAACTTCAACTGCGCCCTAAACGCTTCTCCATTCTGCAATACATTAGGATGTTCCATCAACGTCTGCCAACGCTTATCTTGACCTTTAACCTTGTTGCGTGTTGACTTAGATAACACTTCTACGATACCATTAACGTATGCGTTAGACTTGCTATGTAAGATTGCTCCGATTTGAGGACAATCCGTAACGGCTTTAATAATTTCTTGGTCGGATGATACGCTGAAGATGTTATCCGTAAGGTTCATATAGTCAGGGAAACTAAATTCGCCTGGTCTTATGCCCTCATCCAATCTACCATAGAATGGAGACAATCCTGAAACTGTCTTTAATGCAGAATCACCTCCAAATATTGAAGGTACTATACTCCTAATCTTTGTTAACAAACTAGACTTAGCCAACCTTTTCGTTTGAACCTATATTCCTCGTGGCTGATTTACATCGCTACTTTGCGGATATAGGTTGGTTAATTTCTATGAGTTCGTCTCATTTCTTTGCAAATATACGAAATATTTACGTCAACAAATCTTTTTTTTACAATATTGAAAAAATATAATAGAAACATACAAGTATTAACGATAATATCGCTAACCCTGCCATTATATCTACCTTTGGTTCATCTATGTGCATAATTAATCTTTTTCAAACTTACCAATAGTTAACTCATTAGTTAACTTATTATACTCAAACTCCTTCATCTCTCCATCGCTTAGAACCAATATCCGTGTACTTGGATCATATATCTAACACAATCTAGGCAGTGATTATGAGCATCAATCGGCTTCCCACTTGGCTTACCATCCTTGTCCACCGCCCATACATACTGCGAAAACTCAGCAATCAGGTTCGGTGAGTCACTCGTAACGTGAATCTTCATACTTAGTAGCTTATCTATACCACCCTTGATACTCTTGTTAGGTGCAGGTCTCATATTCCTAAACCCAAGTGATGCGTTAGGATACCTCTCCCTATCTTCCTCACTCAAGTACTTGGCTATACCGAACCGCAACTCACGGATGGTATCAGGCTCGGCACAGTCAGCTACAATGAGTGTGTCTTCCAACATACCCAAGTCATTCAACTTCTTACCCAACTCTACCAACGCAAGTGGCTCGTAGTTCAACTCCTTTAGGTAAACGTGGTCTCCTTTAACCTTCATCCATACAGTTGCCGCAGGACTAGCAGTACCGAAGTCTTGCCCATAGCACTCGGCATAGTCCAACTCCGCAAACTCTTCAGGTGTGATGATGTCATAGTTCTTGAATATCTGACCCTTCAACCCTGTCGTAGAGTAACCCTTGATGCTCGTCAAGTAGTGATGTAGGTTATACAAGTGCGACTCAGAGTCTCCATAGGCTTCATACTGCCTAACAGTCTTATCAGGCAAGAACGTGTTATCCTTGTAGTTACATTGTATCGTTACCAATCCGTGTACATCCTTCGGCACGAGCTTGAAGTACCCACTTCGTTCCGTATCCGTCAACTGAGGTTCATCCTCTTCGGTAATCGGTATAGCGTTGAAGTACCTACGCACGATCCAATGGTAGATATCAGGTGTGTTCATAATGAAGATGATGTACGACCCTCGCTTCCTGATACTGTCGCTGAACGTATTGAACTTATCCTCATCTCTTATATCTTCGCCCTCCTCTATACACGCTATGTCTACGTTCGATACCGACTTCATATTCGCCTTCTTATCTAACGTACTCGCCCTAAACCCCTTAGTGAACACCGCCATCTCGCCAGTCTTGTTGTTCTTGATACCATTCTCCAACCTTGAGAACTGCTTATCCAACACCGACTGCTTGTTAGCCGTATCCCATCTAAGTAGTACCTCGTTCAAGATACTCTCCTTAATTCCTTCCTTCTCATCACGCAACACTTGACAACGCTTACCCTTGATAGCTGCGGAATAGGCTATAAACTTGGACACTTCATAAGTCTTACCGCCACCACGACCACCGATACAAACTACTATCTCCGTATCTTCAGGTAACTCATACAAAGGTGCAAACTTGGGAGTTCTCTTAACTATTACGTCCATAATGCAAATATACTATATTATGTAGTTATGTTGTTATGTTATGGTAACAAGGTTATGTATGGTATGGGTATGGTAAACATATTACGTTTTTTTATATATGTTCAAAATTTAGCATAAAAAGTAGGATAGGGGGATACCCCCACCCTCTTTTTCTTTTTACGTTGAACTTTTGCCTATCCTAAATCAGTGTCCATAGTCCTATAATATTTATTATGTTAAATAGAAACGCTTAACGTCCTGTTTGTAACGTCCCCTACCCTACCCTAACCTATGCAATCAGTACGTTTAAGGTAGTTATAAATATAATATTATAATTCCTATAAGGGGTATGGGATAGTATTTATATATATATATTAATACCTTTATTCAAATGAGATATTCTCTATGACTACGTTTGCATTCACGTCTACCTGAGATCGTGTTAACTTCGGCTTATAGTATTCAATGATAGCATTAAAAGCGACTATCTTATCACGAGGTCCTAACTGGTTCATGGCTTCCATATAATCCTCCACTCCCTTAGTTGTTAACCACTCACCAAACTTTTCCCAACTACTTAGACCTACTTTCTCTAATACCTTTGTTTTGTTGTGCTTAGTTCCCTTAGGTTTGTTCACCCTTATAGCTTTCATCCTCTCAGCAGGATCACTACTCTTGATATTGGGTATAATTACCTTAGCTTTATGTGTTATTTCTTTCATATTCAATTCTACTCAAAAGACAAAGTTAGCCACATAATCACTTAAAAGTTAGACTAATCTAACATATTACTTATAACACATTGATAATCAACTACTTACATTCGTATATACATACCTTGATATATGGCATTGCAATACCTTGACTTATACCGATTGCATACATTGACATCTAGGCATTGCAATGCGTTGATGTACAGGCATAAAAAAAGCACCTAATAAAAGGTGCTAAGTAGTTGAAGGTATATGTATCGGTTAACCTAATAGAGCTATCAGATAGGCACTACAATAAAGAATAAAGGCATACATCAGAACCTGAACGGCAATGATACCGAATACTAAGAGTTTACGCATTGGTCACCTCCTCTTCTTTAGACCAGCACCATAACACAACAAGTACAGGGTTACCGTCATCCTCTATGTGTACGAAATCTGAATGATTGATACGTTGACGTTCTGAGTAATAATACTCTGACCAGTCTACGATGTGACCTGATGAGGTGAAATCACCGAAAGATACGTTCTGAGTATTTCCGTGTGAAGTTACTTCGCACTCGTGATATTGCTTTTCAAGTAGTGCGCAATTGTCTTCTAGATATTCAAGTACTTCGATATCTAACTCATCTAATGTGTCGGCTAATGTGTTGTTGATATCGTAACCTAATTCGATTGCTTTAATGATTGTTTTATTTTGCATTGTGTTTGATGACTGTGTAGTAGCCTTACTTTGTTTGTTTGATTGTTTAAGTTAACAGTTATTTCTATAGTATTCAGCAATATTGATAAGTTCACAAATAAGTTGTTCTTCGCTCATTTTTGCATAGTTCCAAACATCGTTTACGGTTTCCGCTTCGTCACTTGCAAGGTCAATAATTGCGTCAATAATTTTTTCTCTGATTGTCATTTGTTATTTGTTTTAGTGGTGATTAATAAGTTTAAAAAATGTTCCCTCACTTGTAAGTTAGTGACAGGCGCTGTAAATATATGATGATCCAAACATACACGACCCTCATATACTTTTGCCATCTGAATAAAGCCCTCTGTAGTATGTTTAATCGGTGAAATCGTAACGTGATAATTTCCGAATAATTTAAGACGTTTCATAGTTATATATTTTTAGAGTTTACCACGAATCCTGATGTATCCT